CCCCATCCTGCAACTTTGCCGTTTACGTCAAGCTTGATGTACTTTTGCGCATACAAGCCGTTTACTGATTCGCTCACCTCCTGAATTGATGCGGTGTTTTGACCTACGGTTGTTTGCAAGGTTGTTGTTGCTTGCACGTTTGCAGAAACAGCATCAGCATTCGCTTTGATTTGTTGCTTGTATAAAGCATCGTTTTCTTTAATCGTTGCAACAACTTGATCTGTACGTTTAGATTGAGCCAAATCGCCTTCAATACGTGCAGATTGCTCCGACCATACGCCTGCATAACCTCCCTCATTACCAATTAACTCGGATTCCGAGCCGATTAAAGGCGGGGTAAGCTGTGCATATACGCCGTCAATTCTCGTAGTCTGAGCAATAATCTTATTATCAACATCTTTGATATCTGATTTAACTTGATCAAGTGCACCAGTTGATGCTTTATCATCAAGCTCAAGATTAATGGAATCAATCGCTTCGGCATTTGCCGAAGACTGATCTACCGCGACTTGTGCAGATTGGCGTACCGTGGCTAAAGCACTATCATTACTAGCAATATAGTTATCAATCTTTTGGACTGTAATTTTATCGCCTTCAATACGTGATTGAACTTCTTGCTGGGTATAAGCTTGTAAATCACCTAGTACAGCATTAGTTGAATCAACACGCTTACTTACAACAAGATCACCTTCAATTCTTGCTGATTGTTCAGACCAAACCCCTGCATAACCTCCATCATTACCGATCAAGTCAGTATCAGAACCAATTAGCGGTGGGTTAATCTGTGCATAAACTCCATCAATTCGCGTTGTTTGAGCTGTAATCTTGTTATCAACATCTTTAATGTCAGACTTAACTTGAACAATATCACCTGTACTTGCTTTATCTTTTAAATCAACCTGAATAGATTGAATTTGCTCTGCATTTGCAGCAGATTGACCTGCCGCAACATTAGCTTTTGATAAAGCTGTTGCCGATGTTTGTTTAGCTTCATTCGAATTATCTGCTGCATTATTTGCAGTAGTTGTCGCTGTCGATGCTTCCGCGTGGGCTTGCTGAGCAATTGATGCTGCTGATCCTGCCTCAGAAACAGCCGTTTCTGCCTTACTAATTGCAGAAGCTGCATTTTGTTTAGCTTCATTAGCATTTGCATCAACAATTTTCACTCTGCTATCTAATTCAGTTAATGCCTTAGCATTGCTTTCTGAATTAGACACAGCAGATTCAGCAGTTTGCCGAACATTCGCAAGAGCTAGATCATTACTCGCCCGATAATCAGTCAACGCTTTTGTAACAATCTTGTCGCCTTCAATGCGCGCAATTTGCTCTGAATTGATACTTGCTGCATTATCATTTACAGAAACAATAACTTGATCTGTACGTTTTGCCTGTAATAAATCTCCTTCTTGAACAGCAGATAAAATCGACCAGACACCTGCATAGCCAGCATCATTTCCGATTAAATCAGATTCTGAGCCAATTAAAGCAGGTTTAGTAACGACCTCAACCCCTGTTACGCGTTCAGCTAATGCTCTATCTGCATCAATTCGCGCCTTACTTTCATCAGTAACCAAAGCACGAGTTTGAACATCATTTTCAATTGACTCAGCTCTCACTGTTTCAATTAATGATGCATTTGCTGAATCTCCATCAACGCGAGCTTTCGCTTCCTGCTGAATTGCTGCTGCATTATCTCCAGCTTGCGCAACCACAGTATCAATTCTTTTGCCCAATGCACTATCAGCATCAGTTCTTGCCTTTTCCTCACGTTGAATTGCCGCTGCATTATCTGAAGAACTAGAACTAACTGTATCAATTCTTTGAGAGAGATGCTCATCACCACTAATACGTTCTTCTTTTTCAGATGTTATAGCAGTGTCACGTAACTTTGCTTCATTGAGAATTGCAGCTTCTCGTGCACTTTGCTCAGAAAAATCAGCATTGATACGATCCTGTACTTCCTGAGCAATTAACCGATTTGTGGAATCAATATCTTTGATTCGTGCATCGCGTTCTAACGCAAGGTTATTGTTTGCTTGATCTACAGCTTGCTGAACAGAGTCTTTGCGATCTCTAACTTCTTGTGCAATTTGATCTTTCGTATTCTTGATATCCTGCTTAATCTCAGGAATCTGAACATCAATAGTCTCAATTTGTTTAATCTTAGTTTTTAAATCCTGACTAAGTTGAGTTTCACTGATTTGATCATTCAAGAGCTCAAGAACATCTGTAGCATCGGCAGAAGTTGTTGCATGAGTCCAGTCCGACCAAGGTCCAACGTTTCCAATCCGGTCAATCAAACGAGCTTGATAAAATTGAGTTAGGTTTGGCTGCAAACCTTGAACTGTATGTGTAGTCGTTGGATAAGCGAATAAGCCCAATTGAGCAATATTGCTGGTACCATCTGGCGATACACGAATTTCAGTATAAGCAGTATCAAGCGCACCGGTTGCAGGAAAGCCCCAATCAAGTTTTATACCGAACAAAATTCCTGTTGCTTGGATAAATGCCAGTTTTGGCGGTAACCCTAGCTTTCCAGTGAGCTCAGTCAAGACTGAGTAAACAGGTAAAGAAGCTATTTCAAATGCTGAAATCGCTGTTACTCGTGCTTGATATTGACCCGCATAAATACCTGGTACTTCGACTGAGTTATTGCCGGTTACTGGAAGCTTAATCCAGCTGCCGTCATCTTTCCTCCACTCAACCTGATACTTTACGGCACCTTTAGCCTGTGACCAGGACACAATCATTGTCGCCACATTGATACCCTGATCAATACGGCTTTCACTAGTAATTACGACATCAGTTACAGGATCCTGAATTGTTGGGTTCACAATCGAAATCGGAACCTCATCAAAATAAGCACCTTTATCGATCGCATCAAACTTGGCTGGGTTATATTGAAGTGCAGTCACTGAAAATTGATGACTTTCGTCTTGAGTAATCGAGATCACTCGAAACTTCATTGTTGCTAAGTCTTGAGCATCCATCACCCACACATTTTGAACTGCAATAGCATCAAACTCATGAGTTACAGTAACAACACGACCTGAGATAGATTGAACAATACGAGTTTGAGCCTTTCCATCCTCGCCATTAATAATCAGTCTGTCGCCAGCAACTGCAACAACATCGTCACGGTCAAGAGTAATGCTTTTACGATCGGCAGAGATTTTAGAAACACGTCCACCATTTGCACGACCAGCGAACAGAGGATCTGCAATTTCAATCACTTTGCCAGGTAAAGGAATATGTCCATCAAGACCAACTTTAAAACTTACGGTTCGCGTTTCTAACTGCTCAGACTTTAATGCCCACCAGCCTGCTCGCTGCGCTTGTCCTCGCGAAGTGCATCCCCATGCGTCAAGCTCAAGAATACGAACTTGGCCCGCTTCAGCAATTGCTTTCTCATCGCGAACAAACTCATATTCGGTTTTGTAGTGATTAGCCGGGTTATCCCATGCAATTTTTACAACATTGTGCCTGTCTCGAGCACGAGTACCTGCATATTCAAAATTGCCATCAATAACATTAGCCCGGGTATAAGTGAAGTAAGTATCTTGAGGAATATCCGCATCACAAATAATGCTATTGCCATCCCAAAATGTGATGGCACGGAATACACCTGCTAACTTAGTTAAAATTTCAAAGGCACCTTCGGCACTCTGAAGATAAACGTTACAAGTAAAGCGTGGTTCTTGACCGCCCAACCCATCCGGCACCATTTGGTCACAGTATTGTGCTAAACGATATAAAGACCACTTATCAACCATTAGCGGGGTTAAGCGGTCACCCAAAGCATAACGGTCTACTGTGCATATATCGTAATATATCCAAGCCGGGTTATTAGAATATGCCTCTTTGAAAGTACCGTCCCACATTCCAATATACTGACGTGTAACCGGATTATAATTTGTAGGGACTTTTAGGGTTCTCCCCTTCGCATCCACAGCAACTTTAGCAACGTTTCCAAAGGTCTCGGCATCGTATTGAAGGCCCA